ATCCTGCTGGTAGTCCTTGAAACAAATACAAAAATGGTGTGTAGAATTGCATCTCTGCTTGCATTTTAAATGCATAGTACTCTCCCCATTTAAGAAGCTTGTAATCCCAATCAGTTTTATCGTCATCTTCTCCTGCTGCAAACATGTGGAACATAAGTCCTAACAACATGATTTGAACAATGAGTCCCATTTCTGCTGTTGTTCGCATAATTGCTTTCTTCTCTCTTTCTGATAGATTTTCTCCATACATGAATTTATCATAGGATTCGCTATTAAGATTGTTTAGTGTTAAGGGATTAACTGCTGCTTTAGCTGTATCCAACCACACTTTTCCCACTCCTACTCCAATTGCTTTCAAATATGTTCCGAAGCTATCTTTGTTTGTGAATCCTTTCCATCCTTGCTGCTTCATTGTGTCTTGGTATTGATGAGTGATGCGCTTTAGATACATTCTAAAATATCCCTCTTCAATTGAATGTTGTTCCCAATCAAGTCTTTCTTCTTGAAATCTTGCTTGCATTGTGTTGTATATCCATCTTTTAAACATTAGAGCGAGTCTTCCATACCATGTTCTTGATAGCATGTTCTTATCAGCACTCTTGTAGTTTCCATGTATTTGTCTATTGATTCCTTGAATTAGATTGGTGAAAGCTTTTAGTGTATCTTGTGTCACCCAATCTTCAAACTTCAACAATTTCCCTCTTTCGTATATAGCAGAATTGTACAATGTTTGAGGAATTGGATTTCCCTTCTTATCAAGCTTTTGTGTTCCATCTTGATTCTTTAAAAACACTTCATCACCGTTCTCATCTCTTCTTTTAAATCCTTTCATCAAACACACCATTGTAAGCATCTGATTTGTATATTCAACAGCGTTAGATGTAGCAAATAAAGCATCAGAAGCAAACTTCCTTGCTAAATTAGATGTATGCACTACGCCTTTTGGATCTAAGAATTCTCCTTGTATAGCATCAAACATAATTGCTGCTTGAGCATTAAAGCTTTTATCAGTAAGATAGTTTGAAGCATAGTCTTGAAAGTATTCTGTATATCCTTTTACAGATACAAATAGTTCTCTGTATGTTTCTCTAAATGTAGCTGTATCAAAATGTCTTCCCATCGAAGCTTCTGAATAGTTTCCTATTGTAGAAATGAAATGGTTAGCTGGCATTGCAGTGAGGTTTAGTGCTAATGCTTGATAGGAAGACAATCCAATCATTCTATCTGTAAGCTTGTGCATGTCAATCTTCACACTACCTAATGTGAAAGCATATTCTTCTTTGCTCATTCCAAACATCATGTCTTGAATGAACGCTTCTATGTTCTTTGTTAGTTTTGTAGCATCAACAAGCATTTTCTCTTGTGAGCTTTTGTCTGTAACAGTGCTTCCACTTCCTTCTGTTTTGTAAGCTTGTCTCGGATTGATTCCTGCTTTGATGTCTCCTTTAGCTAACACTCTAAACGTATTCACTTTAGATAGATTTTCTGACTTCGCAGAATAGTGATGTGCTGCTTGTCTAAATGTTTTAAAGCTATGAATCAAATCTTGCTCTCTGTATTGAGGAGGGATGTATTCTGTGTATTGAAGTCCCACTTTGTCAATAGGATTTCTATCTACTCCATATTTAGTTTTAGAAATTCTTGCTGCTTGTGCTTCTTCAACAATATTGTCATTGTCATCTAAGAATTCATACTTTTGTGTGTCTTTGTTAAATCTCCTTTTAGCAACACTATCTTCTTCATAAGCAATAGAAAACTTCTTAGCAAACTCTCCAATTCCTTTCCAACTTGATAATTGCTTCATTTTGTCATAGACAGTGCTTTCATCTCCTGCTAATACTCTTGGTGTTCCATGTAGTCTTTTGTTAGCAGCATCATTGTTAGATTCTTTTTTGATGTCAGAAATGGTTTTGTAAAATTCTTTTAACAATGCATCATTTGTATTCTTCAAATTGTTGTATTTAGAAATAGCTTCTCCATCATATTGAAAAGCTTCTCCACTACCAATCTTTAATGAAGAAGTGAAATCAGAAAGTTCTCCCTTCATCATATAGAAATGAGTGACATTTGTCAGTTCTTCTGAACTCCCATTGTAAGAATATTCTCCTCTATCATCAATTAAATACACAAGTTCTTTGTAGAAGAATGTACTACTATTTTCATCATAAGCTTGTACAAGGATTTTCTTTCCTATTTGTTTGCTATTTTCAAATATAGGAATACCTAATAGCTTTTCCATTTGATACCCAACAGCAGATTCAAGTTTTGTATAAGAAGACATTGTTGATTTGGTGTTGTCTCTCTTATTAGTAAGAGCAGCTAAGTTTTTCTCAACCGCTCTACTCTCTTCTAAATCTTGATAGTTGAATATCCATTGTCCATTAGCATCTCTTTTGATGATACGATTTTCAGATAGAATTGTTTTTGCTCCACTTGTTTCTCCAACATCACTCCAATTCTTTGTTGTGATACGAGCATTGTAGAAATTCCCATACAATCCTTGTCTAATGATGTCTTTCAAGCTTCCAAAATCAACAGCTTGTTTTTCATTTCTTTCATAGAATATAGCTTTAAAAGCTTTTTGCTTATTGAAGTATTCTCTTCCATCGTGTACATTCTTTCTAACAAATCTATTAGTGATGTCAATACCAAACTTAGCATCTAATTGTTTGAGAGCTTCATACAATTCTTTGTTCGCTAAATTGATTTCTGATTTAGTTTTTCCTTCTTCCTTATATAGAGCAAGAGAAAGTGGAAAAGCTTTAAACACATCTGCTTGTTGAATTTCTAACAAATGATTGAATAGAAGTTTTTCATTTCTGAATTTAAAATCATCGTATTCTTTCACAACATCTTGTTCATCTAAAGCTTTCACAAAATAAGGAGCACCAAACATCTCTATTTCAATGTAGCTTTCTCCTTCTTTCTTCTTATTCTCTTTTGAAGGAGTTGCTTTGTTGTATGCTTCTGCTTTGTCTCTCAATGTTTGATACACTTCATCTTTAGTAAGCCCCTCAGCTTCATCTATAGTAAGCTGCATGATGTGTTCTATTCTTCCATACCCATCAAGTTTGATAGCTTTTGTATTGTATAGGATTTGATTGGAATATTGAGCTTTCTCATCATTGGATTTTTTATCCCAATTCAATTTCTTTTGAAGAATTTCAATTTGTTCTACATTCTTAGCATCTTTCAAACGAACGTCTGTAAGCATGTCTTTGATGTATACACTCATCAATTGTGTGATTTGATCATTTAGACCAATCGTTTCTTGCATCAAGTGGGAAATAGTATCCACATCTTTTAAAGCAACCCTTGCAAGTTCTTTAAATCTCGTAGCTTCCAAGAAGTATTTGTCTTCTAACAGAGCTTCTTCCTTGTTTAGTTTCGCGTTCTTTCTAAACTCTTCAAAGTGTTTTTCATATTCAGGATAGAATGTGGTGGTGAATACATCTAAATACAATTCATTCATAGAAGCTTCAAATCTACTACCTAACAATAGAGCTTGTTTTAGAGAGAATATGAATGAAGGGTATTTCTTAGCTTCCTTAATTGCTTCTGTTAGATTGGAGAAGAACAACGTAGGATTGGAAACTTTCTGGTCATTTAAATATTGTACAAAAGATTCTTGATTGATTTCCTCACCACTACCAAATAGTTGTTGAAGGATTTCATTAGCATTTAAATCAGATAGTTCTTTAACGTTGTAGTCATCAATGAAGTCTTCCGTAAGCTTACTAAGCAAATCTTTATTGTACTTGTCAATTTCTTTCTCATTCCCATCAATCAAAGTAGCTTCCTTATGCAAATCCTTCAACCCATCAAATAAGTGATAGTAGTATCTCCCTTGCTGAATCAAATCATTCAAATCTTTCACCTCTTCTTCTATATCATTTTGAAGATTTTTAGCTTCTGTTCCAGTTTTAGATTTGAGAAGAATTCTTTTTTCCTCCACTCTTTTCAATCTCTCTTTAATACCAATTGGAGGATGAGCTATTTTAGCATTGAGTTTGTCTAATTGTCTTTTTAAATTGTCAATTTTAGTAGGAGAAGTAGCAAGTTCTAATTGTTTTTCCAATTGAGCTTTTCTTCTAACATCCTTCAATTTTTGATCGGTGGTACTACCAAAAAACAATTCAGATAGATAAGAGAGTTTGCTTACAGCTTCACTTGTATATTTACTAATACCCAAAGCCGTAGATTCAACATCTTCCCTTCCAAATAGATATATAAGCTTATTCACCTCATTCTTAGACATTCCTACTTGATAGTTGTCTCCAATATCTTCAATTGAATTTGAATACAACTGTAGCTTAGTACGTACAGAATTTAAAAACTCTTTAAATGTTTTAGCATGTTCCTCCTCATCCATGATAGATTCAAGATGCGTTTTCATATTCACCAAAGAAGGAAGATGGAAAAAGTCTTGTAACACTTCCACAGTAGAAGCATCATCAACAGGAATAGCTTTAATACCATTGATGTTGTAAGAATTCATAAATGCTTCATCAGCTAAAACATTCACGGAGAGAAACACTTTCCCTGTATCAGGTTCATCATTAAAAAACACCACCTTATTCCAACCACGAGAAGCTAACAATGTTTGATAGTGAGAATAGTCCTTTTCGTAATTGAATTTGAGATAGAGACGATGCTTTCTTTTGTCGTGAACAACAACATCCCAATCCTTAACAAGTTCTTTTACAATGTCTCTATGAGCATTTGTAGCTTGAGCGATGAGAACATTCTTATCAACACCCTCAGATGTAGGAGCAGATTCAATGTTTCTATTTATGTAATCAATACGACACATCATTTAATTAATTTAGTTTTAGAAAATCTATTTAATCCTAACTCTTCTACCTGTTGAACTTGTTCACTAAATTCAGAATATCTATAATGTCCTCGTAAAATTCTACTAACTTGACCATCATGTATATTAAATAGTTTTGCTAAATCTTTATTTTGACACTTTGTTTCAATTTTAATTTTAAACATTTCAAGAATTTCTGCTCTTGATAATTTCCTAACCCTATCTCTTAATTCTTGATTATTCCATTTTTCTCTATTATGTTTTGTAACATTTTCTAATTTTTGTCCTGTAAATTTAAAACCTTTAGCATAACTATTGTTTTTATGTCTTGCACTTGTCCTTAGTTTCTCTTCTTCAGGAACAACTCTTCGATTTGAATGTCCTACTACTTTTTGCATATTAAATACAGGATTTAAGATGTCTATATAGTATTGTTCAGCAGATTCTAAATAATCTTTTTTTAAAGATACTTCATAATCTAAAGGGAAATTGTATTTTTCAATTACTTCAAAATATAGACTATTTTCCCCATACTTATTGTAGTAATTTTGCAAATATTTTGAATGGTGGTTTCCTTTTTTTAATGCTGAAAAATGACCCACCCTTCTTTTTGCAAATCCTATACTACTCCCTATATAAAATTTTTCAGGTTCTTCTTTAGAATATATTTTATATATTCCACAATTACTATTAATGTAATCTATACTTGGTTTGCAATTCATTTGTTTAGTGTTCTATATGAAACATTCTGTGCTTGATTCTCCTGTTTCCTGTTCAAAGTTTGTGCTCTTAGTATTCCAATCATATTTATTAATTAGAAAATCAAGCGCATTTGCATGAGAAGGTTCGTTTAACTCTTTGTAGTAAATAATTGGTTTTCCTTTTAGCATTCCGGATTGTAAAACATTTCTTATCCATTGTGCTCTTTCATCTAACGAAGTTAAAACCCAATCAGTATATTTCTCAACACTTTCTTTTGTAGAAGAGGTTTGAATAAGATTGTCTTTCTTCACCAATGCTGCATCACTGCTAAAAGGATTTCCAAAGTGTTTACCAGTTCCATCTACTCTCAAACTGAATACTCCATCAATTGATTTAGCATATTCAATTCCTGCTTTTTGATATACAGACTTAATT